AGGCATGTAATCTTTATAGAATACATCTAATGTCATCTCTTGATTTCTAATATCGTATTTATCTTTATTAGCTTCTATATTTTTAATTACTTCATGTGCTTTAACTCTACCTGCATGATAATTTGTAGTAGCATCAATGTATTTACCAGTTAACTCTGGGTGTTTACCTGCAATAATTTGAGATTGTATTTGTTCAAAGCTATTACCATTTGCATATAACTCATCTATCTTTGCTATAGCTTTATCTTTTTTTCTATCTATTCTTAAAGTTTCTGCTTTACCAACTTTATAACCTGCATTAGTTAATACTTTTGCTAGACCATCACTACTTGTTCCAGTTGTTACATAACCTGCATTACCTGCACCATAGTATTTATTAGTTGCTTGTCTTTGATATTTTGCCATTAGTCTGTCTTAGCCTTTTTGTTGTCTTGATAAGTTTCGTAACCTTCGTATGCACTACTTGCCACATCAATAAGTAATCCAGTTCTTGATGGTTCTGTTGGAGGTCTTAAACTGTTATAAGTTTTAGATAAATTTGCGTATGCTTCTGTTTGTTGATTTTGGAATATTTGAATATCTTTGTCATAACCACTTGTTATTTCATTCCAATCATCATCAAATAGATAACCTATTGATTGTACAATTTTAGTATTGTTACCAAACCCTAAATTTATTTTTTGTGAAATTTCTAAATCTTTTTCTGCTTTGCTTTTGATTTCAGCTTTAGTTTTTTCCATGTCAGCATTAACCTTTTCTTGGTCAATCTTAACCATGTCATGTAAATATCCTCTATCGGCATTTCTTCTTGTTGTTTCTTGGTCTCTTCTGATAGCTTTGTTATCAGCTTTTTTTTGTTGATATGAAACAACTGCTCCTGCTATTTGAAGTGCCGCTTGAACAGTACACATATTTATTTTATCTCCTTCATCATTAATAAAAATGGCATCTTACCGATACCGAAATCTCCTATTTTTGTTTTTGGTTCAAATCCTAAAAATTGTAACCACTTTAAACTTTTCCAATTTCTTTCATCTACAAAGTTATAAACATATTGATAACCTTTACTCATATCGTTTATCCATTTAGGACATTCTTTTATAAATTGTTTTGTATGTTTAAATAAATCTTCACTAGATAATAACCATACTACTCCGTAACCTTTTTCTTTTGATGGAGTAGAACCAAACATTCCAATAACACCTTCTGACTGTGTGCCTATAATAGAATAAATTTTTGTATTCTTTTGTGTAAATGGAATGACTAATGCTTCTAATGGTGATGCACCATCTGAAGCCATAATTTCTTGTCTGTCACCTTTTCTAATCTTAGGTGCTAACTCTAAACTGTCCGCTAATTTTGCAGGACGTACATAATTCTCTTTCATTAAATCCTTCTAGCTCTATTATGATAGTAACCTTCAACTTCTGCCCCTGCGATATACATAGGCAAGTGTGATGAAGATTTAATATCTAATGTAAACTGTGTGTTTTCTGCTTGTACTGGTACTCTTAGTGTACCTGTAGAAATAGCAGGTTGTCCTATTACTGAAGTAGATGTACCAATAACATAACCATTCATAATAGTTGTAAATGTATCTCTATTTTCTGGTGTAACTTCTACTTGGAAGAAACCACTGTTTTCAAAATTAAAAGATATGTTTCTTATTTGGTATCTACCTGAAGTTACTGCTACTAATCCTCTTCCAGTATTCTCTCTGACATACTGTGTAGACATTGTGTATTTACTTTCGTAAGGAACACCAATGTATAACGCTGTGTGGTTTCCTATAATTGTGTATGTTGAACCTGTAGTATTTGTGGCTGTGTAGTTACTACCATTAGTTCTATCTACTGCAATCAATCCAGTCTTAGCACCATAAGGTGATGTAAATGTAGTTAAATTTGTTGCACTGTCATAAGTTCCTGTAACTGAAGTTTTAAGGTCTATAAAAACTCCATGACCTATTGTAGTATCTTTTAAATTTCTTAAATCTATTTTTAATAATTTTGTTGTAGTTCCTTCTGACGCTAATACATAAATAAAACTTTCTAATGACATAGCTCCAAGAATTTTAAATCCATTAAAAATCCACTTAGACCAAGCATTCTGTACTTTTTCACCACCATCAAAGAAATATTTATAGATGTACATAGTGTTAGCGTATGTTGTAGACACTGTGCCACTATAAGGTGCTGTTTGACTGTCTGCGGTATCTGAAGTTAAAAATATTAAAGTGTCTTCAGTTGTATTACTTACAATTTGATAACAATTACTTGGTATTAAATTTTGTACTGAAACTGTAATATCTAATCCATCATTAGTGAGAGTATCATCATCAGCAAAATATTCTCTTATTGCTGTGTTGTTAGTTCTTGCTTGTGCAAAATACGCAAACTTACCTGCCGCAACAGGAGTAACTTTAGCATCATGCTCAAAAGTAGAAACAGCATTAAGGATAGCAGTAGTAGGCGTAATAGTTTCTGCCGCACTATCTAATTTATATTGTGCTGTATCAGAAAATATTAACAAACTTTCATTAAAGCCAACAGAGTTTTTAAGTGTGTTAACTTGTGTACCTGAAGCCGCTATATCAATAGGGTCAGTATCTAATACTTGTGTAGATGTTGTTGCAAAATAATTAAAGAAAGAAGCATTTTCTGTTAATACTAAATTTTCTCCTGATAAAATTCCTAATCTATTTTTATAAAAAGTAAGATTATTAATTTTTTTACCAACAAAAGTTGGGTTAGGGTTATTATCAATATCTCCACATACTCTATCTGTCCAATCTAATTGTTGAAATGTAAATGTACCATCATTGTTATTAATCAATGCGTGTGGCATTGTAGAATTATCTAAACCTACTGACGTTGCAGGTGCTATAGTTTCATTCCATACACCAGATTTACCTGAAAAATTTACATAGTAATCGGATAATGTATCACCTTCTTCTCCAGTAATTTTTATAATTACACCTTCTTTTCCATAAAAAGGTAACTTACTAAAATCTTGTATTTCATCTCTGATAGCATACATAGCTGTATTACCAGAACCATCAGATGTAGTTATAGTATAGTTTGCATTTTGGTCTGTTGGTTTTCCATAAATAACACTATCAAATTCTTCAAAAGAAAAATAAGAAGTAAAACCAGAATAATTATTTAAACCTTGTGTTGTAGATACAGTTGCACCTGTATCAGTTCTAACAACTTTAAAACCAATACCATCAGCCGTAGCGTCCCAATGGGTGCTTGATGTACCTTTCAATAAAATGTCAGTAATTTTATTTGTATCTCTAAATTTTGCATCAGTAGAAGCATCATTACCTGAAGGTAACTGAAAAATAACTTCTAGTTCTTGTGCCATTGATGGGTGTTTCAATGCAATTTTATATTCTCTACCATAGTTAGTTAATTTACAAACAATTAAAAATTCTTCTACTTTAGCCGCAGACGTTGTACTGTCAGCCGCTACTGTTGTAGCTGTGTTAGCAATAAATGTGTAATCAGCAATATTAACTAATTTAAAATTTTCTCTAGGATTTGTAGAAGTTAAATAACTTGAGCCACTAGCTATAGTAACTGTTTTTTCATTACCTTGTAAATCAAAAACTTTTATACCGCCGTTATACAAAGCTACAATATATTGGTTGTCAGCATCTCTTTGAATTGACCAAAATTTTGTTTTATTAGAATATATGTTTGAACTATCAAGTGTTGCTACATAATCTAATGGAGGTCTTTTTGATAGACCATCTACTAAACCGTTTTGTAAATTTACTTGGTCTGCTCCTTGATTAATACCTCTTTGAGTTGGTGTCTGTTGAGACATACCATTCAAAAAGTTAGGAATAGATTGTGAAACAACACTACCCATAATTAATAAGTCCTTCTAGTAGTTCTATTAATTATAGAAAAAGTGTTACTGTCTCCTGCAAGTATGTTTACATCACTTTCTTGACTATCTGCTTGATGAAATGCCATTAATGCTTCGTTTTCATCTTGTCCAATTAATTGTGTAATTTCTCTATCACCAATAAATCTAGCCGCAAATCTTCTTGCCGCTTTCATTGTAATATATTGTCTTGCGTATTCTGGTAAATCTTCAAACTGTTGTACTAAAACTAAATCAACTGATGAAGGAGCTGAAGTAAATACATCTGTATGATTATCCATGTCATATAAAAATCCACTTCTAATAGTGTAGTTTAGGTGTCTGTATTGTGAGTTTGCATCTGCTTTAACGCAGTTTGAAGGGAGGGGAACTTTGTTATCACTGTCTAATGATAACGATTTGTAATCTGTATGTGTGTTAAAATTCCAACCTTGAGATTGAATAGACATTGATGTTTCATTAAGAATATTTTTTGCTGTACTTACATCTACGGTAGTTGTACCTGTCATACTGTTAACTGGACTTTCACCTATTGTTGAAAGCATTATATTTACAGCTTGTAATTCTGTGGTTGGTGTAATTTGTGTTGCCATCTATCCTCTATATTAAATTGTTGAACACAGGGCGGCGGTTTAAATAATATGCCGCCCCATGTAAGTAGAAGTATTACGCTTCTTTGATACCTACTGCCGCTTCAGGTCTTAATACTCCATGACCCATAGCGTACTTAGCTACCATTAAAGTACCTTGTCTTCTAATGTCGTACTCTTTCTCAACAGCTAAATCCATTAGCTTAACAGTTCCAACTGCTGAAGGGTGAGATACAAGAGCAACGTAGTTAGATAGGTCTACCGCTTGAGGGTTAGAACCACCTGCTGTTGCTGAACCTTGGTCTACACCAGAGTTAACATTAGACGATACAAAGTGAGCTACAGGTACTAATTCAATACCTGCAATCTTTGTAACTGTACCTTCAGCGATTGAACCTCTACCACTGAAATCAACATTCACTGCATTTGTAGCGTTTGCTAATTTGTAGTATTCTTCCAATCTCATAAAGCATTTTCTGCCTTCTGAAGGAACGTAGTTAGCGTCTAATTGTTTTGCCGCCGCAAACAAACTATCAATCATAGCATTAGCCGCAGTTGCGTCTGTTGCTGAAGCGATTGAAGTGTTTGTTATTACAGTTCCAGAAGCATATCCACTGTCAGATACGTTTGCTGAAGCCTGTGCCGCTTGACCAATAGTTTGTAAAATGTGCTTATCTTTAGTGAAAGCTAAAGCTCTACCGATTTCAGTAGAGTATGCACTTCTTACGTCGTAATGGTTTTTTGCCTCTTCAATATTTGATAAGAATACTGATGAGATTAAAAGGTCATTAATTGTAATAACCTTTTCGTTGTGGTTTACATCAGAACCAGTTATTTCTGTACCTGCTGTGTGGTATGAAGAACCAACTCTACCCATTACTGGGAAAGTTGCAGATTTTCCAGAAGCTATGCTTCTAGTCATGTCTGCACCTGCTGTTTTTGAAGCTCTATCAAATGAAGTAATAACTTCACCTGCGAATACTTTTAGAAACAGAGCGTCTTCCGAACCACCTGCATTTACTCTTCCAACTGATACTGGACTTGCATTTGCCATAGTGTTCTCCTTGTTTATGACGTTTATTTATAAAAGCCTCTTCAATTAATTATTTAGTCAAGATTGTCCCTCGCAAGGGGTCAAGTTATTTGGCTAATTAAAGTTGGCAGTTGCCACACATAAGTGTTGCACAACTATTTTTAGTTACAGTTCCACTTCCTTAAAGCTAACGCTTTTCTAGTAGGTTTACCGTTTTTAGACATA